ACATACGACCATCAGGCAAGATATAACCAGTTTCTAAAAATCTATTGGTAGTACCAAAGACTTTTACAGATGCTTCTATCAACTCATTATCAGGTACAAACTCTGCCTGATTCAGTATATTCGCATCATTAGGGTCGAATGTGCCACGGTTGCCGGTTGCTGATTTGATCTGATTTGAAGTACGCGCCATATAGACAGTCTGGCGACCATCACCTACATTGATAATTGCACCATCATGATAAGGTTTAAGTTTCTGCATGAGCAACTTATCTGCCTCAATCATATCTGTAGCATTTAACATCAATGGATTTTTAATTGATATGTAAGCAGGGATTATGTTTCTAGCGCCTTGTGAATCTGCACTTTGAGCCATATTTGCATAAGCGCCAGCAATGCCAGAATTATCCGAAAAGAAAAATCCTAAATATGCGTTCTGCGCACCAGTAGCTGCGCCTGATCTTGCCGGGCTGAATGTATTAAAGTCGCCACTTGTACCATGATAAACCACCAACGGCTTACCATCAGCATCAATAACTTTACTCTCACCGAACCATGCCTTAAATTGTGGTGTGTCGGTTTGTGAGATGGATTGATTTAGATTGTTTTCTTCAGGCACATAGGTATAACTTATCTCAGGCGTATACTGTTCACCATCTAAGTTAATAGAAACATTATCCCTCGTTAGGAATGGAATCTTATCCCAATACTTACTACCTGATTCAGTGGCATCAATAACGTGTAATTTCTTACCAGTATTGTCAGCATAAGATTTAATTGCATTTAAAACTTTAGTGCCTTTGCCGCTGCCGGACTTAACTTTTGTTAAATCGTTAGCCTCTTTAGCTGCAATGTTGGTTATGTAAATAGCATCATTTTCATTTCTTACAGATAATTGAACAGTGGCATCGTCATACTTAATTAAATATGGCTGACCAATTCCATTTGGCTCAGGTTCAAATTGAGTTATTTCATTAGCATCAAAATAATCAGATAGATTATTGCCCCCCTGCTCAAACCCATCAGCCGTTACCTGTCCACTTACTTGCAATGGATAGCGTGCGTAGGCTTCAGATGGTGTAATGCCAAGCCTATTTGCCAGCGTAGAATAAAATGGAGCAACTAAACCTTCAACTCTTGCTTGATTGTTTTGTACAGTATCTCGGCCTGTTTCATTTAAGTAATTTAAAACCGTATCGCTAACCTCAGTAAGTGACTGCTGCCATGCTTCGTTGTTTTGATATTGCGCCGCCACATTTGAGGCGTTTTTCTGCAATTCATTCACGGCATTATCTAACTGCGTCTGCGCTTCAAACGCACTAATACCGTTTTCATCTGCGCGTAAGTGTTGGAGTACCGCACCGCCTAATTCTGTGCCGGCAATAGTCGCGCCAAACTCACCCACTGGAATAACTAGGTCTATGCCTTGCGCTATGGCCTCTTCTAGCTGTTTTTGTATAACAGGTGAAGATTGCATAAGGGTATTAACATCAACGCCTAAATTCTGTGCTTCCTGCATAAATTTACGCGCATCTATGTAAACTTCATCAATACCGTTCTCACCGCCTGCTTCCTGTAGGAATGTTGCAAAGTCTTGGGCTGAACGCCGCTTTAATGTTGACTGTTCAGATAGCTTTTGAATTTCAGCAAATGCTTGTAATGTGCTTTCTGCTTTAGCATTGTTCTGTTCAATGTCTGCACCCTTGCTGACAATATAACTCAAGCCTTTAGCTGCCCCAGCCTGTACAGAACCGCCTACCAAAGTAGCAATTAATGTTTGATAAGCCGCAGATCCGCGCTCATTCAGAAAATCCCCAAATGTGGAATCAGGTCTAAGTGTGGCCCATTCGTTCATATCCTGAAAGAATGTAGCTACCTGTTCACCGATCACATCTTTAACAAAGAACTCACCGGCATCTTTCACAAATCCGGTCTGGCCTTTAAGAATTTTCATTAACGGACTGATTGAGAATACTTCAGTACCATATTCGATGACTGAATCAATCCCTGCATATACCGCCCTGGCAGGGTCATCCAATCCTTCAGCACCGCCTTTAGTATAAGACTGACCATAAGTAAGGCCAGCCATCGGCACTGTTAATAGATAAGGGTTACGGGTCAATGCAGCTAGTGGCAATGTGCTGATGGTCTGTACCGCTGATTGAATACCTTGATAAGCCGCTGTTTCAGTTTCAGAACCGGAATCAATCTGTGCAAAGTTAGCTTGCTGGTCTTTATAAGACTGTAAAGCTGCATCACCAAAGTAGGCGCTCACCTGTTCCGCGATACCTTGCAACATCTTGTTTGGCATTAGCCCTAAGACTGAACCGCCTGGCACTTGAGTTAATGCCGCACGCACTACATCTGGCAAATCTTCTACGGTATTGGCTGCGCTTTCAAGACTACCTAAAGCACCTGTTTTAGTGCCAATCAAGCCGCCTTTAGCCGCTAATCCAATATTGCCTAATATGTCGCGGTCTTTGGTAAAGTTTCCGCGCAAGCCTTTATTGATGTTGGTATCAGCAACTTGGCTACCTAGCGCATTTCCTTTTGCTGACAAAGAAAGGTTGCGCATACTGGATTCAGTATTGACTAGCTCATCAGTAATATCATGGGTGATTTTAGAAAATGCAGGGTCAGCAAGCTTGCGACCTGTTACCGGTGAATTGTCGTATAACTGCTCTACCTTCAGGCTTAACGCTTTACGCTTTACTTCAGCAGGGTTACGCTCTGCAATAGCATCAGGTATGCCGGTCTGTTTGCCTAAGTATCTTAATTGTGCGATTTCATCTGGATTAAAGCTAGAGGCAATACTGGTAACAGTAGCCGCGCGTTTCTTTGTCGCGCCTTTTACCAGCGCATCATCTTCTTCAAAGTTGTATTTAACATTGGGAACGGATAGCTTGTCATTTTCTGATTTTGCCGCCGCATCATCAGATTCAAAATCATAAGCATCCATTATTTGCCCTTTTCTAAATGTTTTCTATAAGCGTTTGAAATATCCTTCTCGGTGTACTTCTCATCTTTAGATTTTTTAAGTGCTATGTAACCTGATTTGTAATCTTCAGGCACATTTAAAATAAACTCTTTTTCATTCTCAGTGCCTAATACCTGATATAGACGACCTTCTTTATCGTTCCAGAATCCAGGCACTTCACCTTCAATCACCATGCGGTCAATAATCTTCTGCCTTGCTTCTTCGCCCAATGGTTTGCCTTGCTTCTTCTGCTCAGTCAGCACCGCATCACGGATGACGCTTTCAAACTTGTATTTATCCGTTTTCTCAATGCCTAATGCGCCTACGGTTAAGCTGATCTGCCCATCAAGAGTAGTAACGTCTTTGATCTCTTCAGGCTTTTTACCCTGCAAATCTATTAACTCTTCGCGCTTTTCTTTAGGTATGTTTCTAAAGTCCTCACGTAAGTCGCGATTCTTAAATGCTTGTGGGTTATCTCTGGCCTGCTGACGAATGGCATAGTAGTTATCCCATGCCGCCACATTGTCCTGTTTCTCGCGCTTGGATTCTGCCCTGTCCTGCGCTACTCTTACGCGCTCGGTACGCTGATACATTTCATCATCAATAGAATCGCGCTGCTGTGGTGTGAGCATGGATAATGTCTGTGCATCTACACCTCTACGGCCTTTTCCCTGCTCTACGGCAATAGTCCATGCTCTATCGAAAGCTTGTTTTTGTGCTTGCTGTGTGGCTTCTTCCTGCTCTTTAAACCGCGATTTGACTTCCTGCACCGCTAATTTCATACCATCGGCATCAGTAGCGAACTTCTCGCGCACCATAGACAAGGCTTCTGTTTCAGACTGTGCCGTACCCATTGCCACCGAAACTTCACCCAATACTTTGACGTTACGCTCTGCGATTTCCAGTGATTTGACAAACTGACCACGCGCAGCCGGTAACATCTGCGCACCGAATTTATTCATGTAGGCTCTGGCCTGTTCAGGATTGCCATCCATCATGTTCTGCAACATACCGGAATGGTATTGGCTGGTATATTTCAGCATATCCAGTTGCGCTTTTTCAGGCGTATCACCGTTTTCAGCCGCTAACCGGCTTACTGTTACCTGAATATTGCGTAAGGCATCTGTGGCTAATCCTGCATTGCTAGGGTCATCCAGTGATAATTTGATAGATGAATCAATAGAGGCCAGTGCGCCTTCCTGTTTGGCTGCTCTGACTTGTCCATCCTGATACTGTGACATTGAATCAAGCGTAGATAGACGCACACCGCGCAACCGTTCAACATACAAACGCTGCTGATTCGGTGTCATCTTCTCTGTATATTGTCTTGCGGTAGTTTCCCACCACTTTTCGGTATCTTTAGTTAGTCCATCAGCCGCTAACCCTCTACGGCTACGCGCTTCAGATTGAAACTGTAAATAAGCTTCACGTGTCTTTGCCTCGGCACTTAACGCTGTGGCTGTATCAAGCTCATTCTGTCTTTTATCTTCAATCACCGCGATGTTGTTCAAGCCTTGCGCCAGCTTATTCAAGTTGCCTGCCTGCGTCATGCCTGCAAACAGTTCAGGCGATGCTATGGATGACTGCTGTACGTTATTCGCAGGCTGTAGTCTTTGCGTCAGATTGTCATAGGTAGGAACTACTGGCATTATGCAAACACCGATGTAGAAGAACCGGCACTTTGATTCGTGCTAGATGTGCCGCTATTGCCGCTCATTTTGTACCACTTCCCGGCAACAGTACCCAATGCCGGGTTAGTCATAATAGATGTAGCCCCTGACAATAAAGGATTCTGCGCATCGGCACTGGCTGACAACATATCTGAGTTAGATTGTGAGTTAGCACCTTGCTGTCTATATGCCCATGCTTCACGACTTGCATTATCACGTACCGTTAAAGCATCCTGCTCCCCCATCCAATCAGTATCAGACAGAATATTCAGTGCTGAACCTTCGGAAATATCCAGACCATTCGCAGCTAAACGTGCGGTCTGACTACCTTTCATCATGGCTGTTCTACGTCTTTGCTCGGCTTCTGCTACTTCACCGCGCTTAACAGCATCTTGTGCTTGATATTCGGCAGTAATAGCATTGTTACGCACTACCTGTGCCTGATAGTCCATAGAAGCTTGTGCTGATGCGCTTTGTTGATAGGCACTAATCCCACCCATTACCAGGCTTGCAGCACCTAAAGCCATTGTTAAATCACACATAATCAGCCTCTTAATTCAAATCTGTAAAACGGATAACCTTTTACACCGAAAGGCTCTGCATCAAAAAATGTAAAGCCCATCAACTTTAACCACCGGATTGTTTTTGTATTGCGCACATCACAATGGTTAGTGAGTATCGGTGATACATTTAACATAGCTTGAATATACTCCCGGCTGTGCCTAATAAACGCACCCTTATGTTTCTCGATCAGGTCTGTACCAAGCATCCAGATGATTGCGGTATCGGAAAGTAAACCTAGTGGATGCATACCAAACAGACAAACAAAATGACCATCTGCATATACCGCCCATTTGTACTTGGATTTATCAAACGATAATTGAATGGTTTTCTTATAATCACCATGCGAAGCCTGCAACTCCTGCTTATCGTCATGCCGGATATTGGCTATTAACAAATCAACATCGGCTTGCGTAGGCTGTCTTAGTTCTACCTTAACTGAATCTCTCATTAACCACCCAGCGCCACTTCCATGACCATACTAAGCACAGTCACCGGCAATGGGTCTGTCTGCTGAATGATTAACTGACCGCTGCTATTCCAATCCGGCTTAACTTGGATTTCAATCTCATCAGTTATCCAGCTTGGAGGTGAACCGTAAGGCTCGGTAGTTCTTTGCTTGAATTGGACTAGATTGTTTGCATCATAACCAACCATAAGACCGCTGGTCTGATAGACACGTAACACTGCTTTGTTGACGTTTTTCACCATTGCCTGTCCAAGTGCCGGGCCTTCAAAACTCACCGGCAAGGTTTTAATCCTGGAGGTAATTGGTAAGCCAATATGCACTAAGGTAGATTCTTGCGGCAATGTAATTGAACCGTTCGTCACAACCAAATCTTTAACTACTGCGCCATTACACAAGGCAACGACTGTTTTACCTTCAAGATGATATAAACCTGATATTTCCGTAACGCCTGCGCCGCTGTAGGACAGCCCAGAATCGACGATAAAGCTATCTTCAAGGCTATCTATCAAACGATTCGATAAACGCTCGATATAGCGCACAGTCTGGTCTTGTATGGTACGTTTAACAGTTGCATAGAGCACGTCACGACCTGATTCATTCACCGCGGCAACCGATTCAAATAATCCATCGGTAGTATGCTGATGCCATGCAAATACTTTCTGCTCCGGCATATAAGTAATACCAAGTAACACACCATCATCACGCACCACCCACACCACCGGAACAGGTGTACGGGTTAAGCACATATCAACAATAGTAAAACCATCGAATAAATGAGGTGCAATCAGGGATAAATCGTTAGATTTAAAGCCGTTCGCTTCAAAGTTATAAGCCAGATCATGTAATCTTCCAGACTGCGCACGTACATAAATACCCGTATTATTAACAACTACCGGCTGCACATCGGTACACCCGTTATAAGACTGTGGCCTTACTGTTACTGATGATGGAGTTAAAGCGTCACTGTTCTGCGTACTAATCTTCCATTCACCGCCACTGGTTAAGATTAACAGTTCGGTTAAAGGTACAATATTTCTAACTCTTTGTACTTCACGTGAAACAATCCGTAATGAAATAGCATCATCATCTTGGGTAGGAATCGAATAGTTAAGATTTGATTCTGTGGCTGATCGTGTCATCCATAGATTCTGTGGCTTGTTATTTGTGCCGCCAAAGCATCTGCGCTGTTCAAAATAAGACACTGCACCCGGATAATTATTCGCACTGTCAAACGGGTTTTGTCCTTCAGGTGGAGTACGTGTCACATCGGCTGTAATATTGTCATCTACAAAACTAGTGCCTGAACCCTGACCAATATAACCATATAAGCCGTTTTTCTCTTTGTAAACGTTATACCTGATGGCGCCAGATACTGACGACCATGTAATCGTATTCTTATTGCCTGCTGTAGTCAGATTGTTGGTTAGGCCTACCGCTACCAGTAATACAGTGCCGCCACTGGTAAATGTAGTATATGAAGTGGTATCAACTACAACACCGTTAGAATCCTTTACCGTAAATGTATTCGCTGCCGGCACAGTATTGACATAGTATGTGCCATCGGTTATTTCAACCATGCCGCCAACATTAGCGATATAGATTTCATCTTCAACCGCCAACAGATGATTAGTTGGTGTAGTAAATACGCCTGCCACTGCCTTATTGATAGCGGATATTGTCCTAACCGTATCTACGCTTTCCGGACTAGCCAGAGATTCTTCAAGGCTTTCATCGGCAATAGATGTAACCTGATAGCGGTAAACCGTTGAGCCGCTGCCGGTAGTAGCAACGGATTCAACATTAGAAGGCCCATTGATTGTAGGAATAAAACCAATGGTCGATAAGGTGAATGTGGTTGATGTGGTACGTCTTAACTCTCGCGGCGCATAAGTTGGATGAACCAACGTCAATACATCGGCTGATTGTACATAATGAATATCAAACAGATCAGCTTCAAGGTAAGGTGAACTAATCTCATACACTTCAGCAATCGTGCCATCAGATACATACGCGGTATAACCTGTAGTATCAATGTAATCACCGCGCAAATCTTTGAGCTTAAAGGTATTTGCACCGGGATCTACGTCAGAAACGACTACATAACGACCATTTATCTCTGTCATGCCAACTACGCCTGAGACATAGAACCACGTACCATTAGCCGGGTCTGTGCCTGTATAGCTTAATACACCTTCTGTAGCCTGGCTGATTGCCGTAACTACTAAGCCAGTTTTAAGCAACGTACCACCATTGGTATGCACGCGGATATATTGATCACCAAACTCAAGCACGTAAGTCTGTTCGGTACTATACGCAAACTCGATAAGATTAGACTTCTTATCCTGGTACTTGGTCTGAAGAATATAACTGAAGCCTGCGCGATTCTGTGCCGGTCCATGCGGTAATACGACAAAGTTTAAACACTCGGCTAGGCCGGATTGATATTTATCTAGGTCAATACGCCCGAACAGTTCAGGCGCGATCTCACCGCCTACAAATGATCTCTGTATGGTTTTAATAGAGGCCATTAACTAATCCCTGAGAATGCGACCATCGGCATCATAAACACTGCGCTGGTCTGCTATGCCGTATTGTTGTGTCCATGATGGTACGTGCTGTTTCTGTGCGTCATAACTACGTGCTGCTGCGTCTTTGCCTGCTGCCATGTTCATCATCTGCAAAGCCTTGTTGTACATGGTGTCTGCTATTTTCATACCGGCATCACCTTTAATCAGTGGACCAGCTAGGAAACTCGCCAACATGAAAGATAATGTATTGACAAATAACGGCGAGAATTTCGTAGTATCAGTAACTAGCGAGATGTATTTCAGTGAGGCATTCTCTACATTGGTAAAAATGATTAACTGGCCTGCGCTATTTGTCTCAATGATAAAAGGCTGTGTATCGGCTTCACTGGTTGTTTCTTCAGGATAGATAGATAGCGCACGAATGTAATTTGATGGGATGGCGTAGGTGTAAGCCCATGCATCGGTAGTGGTATCGTTAGTAGAAACAAGGCTTACGCGCTTGGTTGCAAAGTTCCAAGGATGAAGTTCTAACAGGTTATCTCTGGCAATCGGATAAAACCGTTTAGCCTGTTCTGCCTGTGCTGAACCTTCTGGTGGGTCTATGCTGGTTACTGTAGCAGAATCGCCAAGTCTAGCCAGTGCAAGATTAACAATATCTACTGCTGATGCCATAATTTCCCTTTCAATTCTTTCAAGATAATCTCGTTAAAAATCACCTTGAAAGAAGGCCTAATTAAAGGCCTTCTTAATTACTACGCTGGTTGACTTACTTCCGCTCTGACTGTTTGGACTTCATCAATCGCGTCT